AACCATCCTATCAACCGTGCAGGTGCTGGGATTGTAAACTAATCCTTCTGCCGCAATAACACCAAAATCTTCATCAAAAGACCAGTTGACATCATTTTGTGTGCTGTTTTTTATTCCCGGAACACTTTTATTTATAGCCATATTTTCTTTGGTTGTTTTTAATATTTCTTGTTTTGTAAAGAAACTCTGTATAGGCTGCCATTTGTGCAATTTTTATTGTTGTTCTCTCGCTTTTGTCAAACCCTGCCATTTTTTCTATTCCTTTAAGAACCCCCTTGACTGCCTCTACAGAATTATCGAGCCTTCCCTGCTCAATCTCGTCTTTAATATACTTTTGTATCGTGCCTATTTCTTCTTCAAAACCACCTACTTTGTCATTCCAAAGTTCTCCTAGTTTAAAATATTCGGCTATATATGGTTTGCCCTTCTCTCGCTCCCAATCTAAATAGGGAAGTTCTACTTCGGTCTGAACGATTGCCGCTTCGCTTGCCTTGATTGGTTTTTCTTCTACCGGTTCAATGGCAGGTTGTTTTGTCCTAAAAACTACGTCACTCATTTTTGTAATCCTTATGTGTCCTAACCCATTCATTGATATCTCTCACTTCGACAGTATTTCCTCTTTTTCTTGCTTTTATCAAAGCCTCTCTCATGTGTTCAATTTTTCTTGACTCTCTTCCAATGCGTGCTCCGGCCTCGTCTATTTTCCTTCTTTCAAAATCTGACGAAGCCCTTGCTCTGGACTCTTTCAAATCTTGTATGTCTATATCTCTTGTACTCATATTTCTAATAACTTTTTCCTGGGGCAAATTAGAATGCCCCAGTGAAAGCTATCAGGTTGCCGTCAATCAAGCCGTCAAACTGCAGTGAAACGTGCTGCAAGGATCCAATCCGATCTCAATAGCTTCGATACATAAGAGCCAGCCCATGAAATCAGTGAAATTCGGCCTGCAGGACTACCAGAGTCAACCACGTTCGGTAAGATGTAAAGTTTTGGCTGATCTCCCTCAAGGTCATAGACCCCGAACGAGTTATCTCCATGAACATAAGTGTAGTAGACAGCTACTGTAGAAGCTGCTGTTGAGGTAGCTTCACAGACTGCCGACTCATCTTTATTGTTCAACCATCTCACCTGATAAAGTTCTCCCATTTCTCCCGTATATAAGTCCTTGACATCAGAATATGTCTTAGCGTTAATCCAAGTAGAATCGCCTAAAAGATTATATTTGGAATAAGGATTGGTCTTGCCAATGAGCAAACCATCTGCATAGGTCATGGCTTTTGCAAGTTCAAGGGTTTTAACCATTTCCCTGATTGCCGAAGCAGAAAGAATATCTCCTGCCGCTTCAGTCGCTACCGTATGAGAATTTGGTCTGAAAGCTGTACCATTCCTAAGTTCTGTTCTTACCACTCGGTTAAGAGTTTCTCCCATTGATTGTCCAGTAACAGAGATCATCTCTTTTTGCTTGGAATCAATAGAAACTAAAGTAAGAAACTTTGAGCTCCTGAATGTTTTACCATACTCTGCCAAAGTCATTGCAACCGTGGAAGCAGTAATGATACAAGCCGGAGGATTGCAAGACTCGGTTAATGCCGTAGCGTCAATGTCCGACGGGTTAAGATATGTAAAATTTACAGTCTTACCTTCATTTGCCGGATGAGTTCTTACTTGACCTCCCTCTTTCAAAATCAATTCATACTTAGACCTCTCAAGAAAAACTTTCTCGTAGTAAGTCGCCACTGCTGGCGACAATGTTGAGGTTGTATTGTCTGTTGCCATATTAAATTTTCACCTTCCTTCTTAGCAAATTTGCAAATGCCAAGTCTTAACTGGGGACAATACCTAGTTCAGCTTCTAATTCAGCGACAGTCATATCCTCAGTTTTTTTCTCTACTTGTCGTACCGAAGTTGGTCTTAGAGCAGTTTGCGATACTTGCTTGGCTATATTCTCGGTCACTTTACCAACTTCCTTGTCTACCGCCCGTTGATAGGGTTTCATTAGCTTGTCAACAAATTGGCTAACTTTTGCTCCATATGGGTTTTTGTTTACATACCCCTCGGTGGCCTCGGTAATACTATCGGAAAGTTCTTTGTCAAAAGAGTTACTCTCTGGATCAAGTTGTGGGTATTTCCTAATAGAATCGTTAGCTTCATTGTTTATTCTATTTGTAACCTCTTGCTGTTTAAGTCTCAATGTGACAAGACTGTCCGCTTTGCGGGTAACATCTTGTTCGTATTGTTCAGGACTTATCTCAGCTCCCGGTTGAACTTGCGAGACATATGGCTGGTTAAAACCAGCAAGTTCTACTGAACCCGTGATTTCCGCAAGTCTATCTGCCAATGATTGAGCTCTGGCTTCCGCCGCTTTCGCTTTTTCATTAAGCTCCCTAATCCTTTGGTTAGCTCCTTTTTTGGAACTTTCCTCTGTTTCTGTCTTTTCTTCTTCGGTCTTAACCTCTTCCGTCGATTCGGTCTCAACTGGAGTTTCTAAGACTTCCTCAGTCGTTTTTGTTTCTGGCTCCGGCGTAGAGTCAATGCTGGGTTCTGCTCCAGCTGCTTCATTTAACGCCATATTTTGGTCATCGGTCATGATGGCCTCCTTTCAATACACACCTGTAAGGTAGTGCGATGTTACCCAAGCATAAATTGCTTGAGCCCGAGAGTAAGTCGACTTACCCACGGGCTTAAACTATTTATGCCATCCCCAACTCTTTTCTTTTTTTAAGGATCGGTTGTCCTTTTTCATCAACCCCAACCATGATTTTATCTGGGCCAATAAAAGCTGCATGTTGAAGTTCACATGACATACAAACAATGTAATATCCTTTTTGCCGCCATTCGTGAATTTCTTTCGGAACAAATGTAAAGTCTGGTTTATTAAAGTCAAGTATTTCTTCAATTGGTTGTTCTTCTTTGTTTTCTTCATTTTCCATTTACAGATTCAGCGGCATCCGCTACTTTGTTAATAATCTTTCTAATAATTTCTTTAGTAGTGGCAACTACTATTGCATTTAACCCCAACTGCTCAAGTGGACTGCCATTCTCAATCGCTTTTAAGTTAAGGGCGTCTAAATCTTCCTCTACTCTATCAATGAACTCTTGCAGTATTTTCCATCCTGCCGACTTTGACATTGTCGCCAACTGTATCTCTTCAGTAGTTGCCCCCTTTTTCTCTGCCTCTTTTTGTTTTACAAACGAAGACATACTGTTAATAAAGACATTTGGTTTTAAAGCTGAACTATCCAAGTGGCGCCTCCATTCCCGGCACACCTTGAACTTGTGGCATTGCCTGCGGTTCTGCTTGTGGTGGTTGTGCAGTTAATGCTCCAGGTTGCGAAGGGACTTGATTCATATTTCCACCCTCTGCCTGCATTTGAGCAATCATCTGTTGAAGTTGTACCGACTTCTGAGACATAACCGCATTAACTTTTTCTTCTTCTGTCTGTTCTTCCAGCATCTTGTCCCAATCCTGAATACCCGTCTCTGAAACTATCCTCTTAAAGAATTCCCCAAATTTAAAGTTGTAACCATTTTGTTTAAGCATTTCAACCAACCAGTTGCCTTGTGGAGTTTGTGCTTTCATAAATATTTGAAGTAACATCTGCAAATTCTCCTGTTGAGACTGTTTATCAGCCGCGTAAGTTGAACCGGAAACTATTTCATAATCATATAATACTGAACCTGTTTTACTTTTGTTAATATTAAGTTTGCCTGTAGTGTCGTCATATAACTCTTGAATTTCCGGATAACTTCTTTTAAGTTGATCAATCTCATCTCCAAATAGTCTAATAGTAATTGCCTTACTCTGCTTTTTGGAAATCAAGTTAACCATTTTCTTCATTACATCCTTGACAAACATTTCCATATAAAATCTATCGGCATTATCCCTTGTACTTTCTCTGTTATATTGCATTTTTAATGCCTGTGGTGTTTTCCCGAAGGCTTGATCTTGGTTTTGATTAACACTGGTGTCGGTTGTGCCAAATATATTAAGAAGCGAACCAACTGCCGCCGCTTGTGTAGTGTTAAAAGTAGCTATTCCTTGCGGATTTAAATTCATCGGCAGAGCAACATTGTTAATTTGTCCCCTGCCCAACCATTTAGCCGCCGGAATATATTGGAACGAACTTTCTGAAGCGATATTGTCTTTGTTTACAATCACCGGAGGGAAAATAGACATTTCGCAAGCCTTTGTGTATAAGTTCCAGTTGGAATTGACAACCATTTGCATTGATTTACCTCTCTCAAAATCACCCATGCCCATAAAATCGTCTAAAAGTGGAATGGAATACTTACAAACTATCGGAAGTTCTCCGTTATCGTGTGGGTTGTTCTGATCTCTAAACTCTAACTCTGCATCGGTGCAGAAATCTACCCATCTATCACCCTCATATTGTGTTAAGACTTCAAAATAGCCCTTGTGTTGAGCTGGCGACTCATTTGGATACTGATCTTCTTCTCTTTTTGACTTACTTTTATTATCTCTGGTATCCTTGCTACCAGTCTTGTCTTTTAGTTTAGTAATTATCTTGTCTATATTCTTAAATCCGTTTTGTTTCTTAAGGTTCTCAAAATAAGATAGCGGCCTCCACGTTCTGACAATGATGTAGTCGCTGTCTTCTATCGATACTGCCCCGACCTGTGGAAAGACATCTCTAATATTAAGTAACCATAAGTCTGGACCAATGTAACCATTCTTCTTGACATCCCAATCAATTAAAGAAAAGAAGTTACCATATAAATTAGAGTAGATATCTACCATCCTAAACTTTGTAAGCAAATTAAATTGCGCCTTGGCGTTTGGAATAACATACTTATCAAGAATTAAATTCATTAACTTGTCTGTGCCTATATCATTAGTTGAGATAGCCTTTACTTTACCTGTCTGCATTTGCGCCATTACCCGATAACCACGCTCCAGTGTTAGT